GCAAGGGGCAGGACGTGGGTAAGCCCGTCGCAATAGTCAGACCGTAGCCCAATTCTTGGGCGTCAACAACGCCCGATAGGGCATAGCGAGGAAGTTACAAATGAGCATCCAAGGCGATTCACGCGGCCCGCTCGGGTCGGCCATCACTGTCAACCTGAACGCGGTAGGCGACACGTTTGTGCCGATCCCCTGCAAGCAGTTCATCCCCCGAAACATCACGGTCACGAACGCCAGCGTCACCCTTGCCGGGTCGGCTTCGACCATCGGCGTGTACACCGCACCATCGGCAGGTGGTACGGCTATCGTGACCCCATCGGTAAGCACGACGCTGACCAGCTCCACGGTATTCGCTGACAAGACCATCGCAGCGGCTACAACCGTGTTCACTCCCGCGTATGACAGCACTGCAAAGGCATGGGGCGTCTATGTCCGTGTCGCTGTTGCCCATGGCACCGCAGCAACGCTGGATCTGTACATTTTCGGCGATGCAATCAAGTAACAGGGTGCCCCGTAACAGGGGCGCTCTTTGATATGGCACGCCCAACTAAGTACAAGCCTGAATACGTAGAGCAAGCAGCAAAGCTCTGCGCACTGGCAGCAACAGACCAGGAATTGGCTGATTTCTTTGAGGTAACAGTTACCACGCTGAACCGATGGAAGATCAGCTACCCAGAGTTTTGTGCGTCCATAAAGGATGCCAAGGAACAAGCCGACAACCGCGTAGAGCGCAGCCTGTTCCAGCGGGCTACGGGGTATGAGCAGGATGAGGTCAAGATATTCATGCCGGGCGGCAAAGACGATCCTGTCTATGCGCCTTACAGGGCCAAGATCGCGCCGGATACGACGGCCTGCATCTTCTGGCTAAAGAACCGCCGCCCGGACGTATGGCGGGAGAAGTCCACGGTTGACGTAAACAACTTGCAATCAGCGAACCAGCTAACAAATGACCAGCTTGCACATATCGCCGCAGGAGGCAGCCTCAATTCTGCTACAGAGGCGAACAGCGACAGCAAGCCTCACTGAGTTCTGCCGGTTTGTAGCGCCGCACGAGCCACCGGCTGCCCATCATGTCGTGCTGTGCGATGCGCTGGATAGCGTGGCAAGGGGCGAGCTACGGCGGCTGATGGTGTTCATGCCCCCAGGCTCGGCAAAGAGCACGTATGCCACGGTTCGATTCCCTGCCTACTTCATGGGCAAGTATTCGGATAAGGGCGTTATCTGCGCGAGCTACAACGACGAACTGGCGACCATGTTTGGAGGTCGCGTCCGAAACCTTGTGGGTAGCAACGAGTTCCGCGAACTGTTCGACGTTAACCTGAGCGCCGACACGCGGGCTAAGGGCGAATGGAACACGGACGCAGGTGGCTTCTACTTCGCTACAGGCGTGGGTGGCGGCGTAACCGGCAGGCGTGGTGACATCCTGATTGTTGACGACCCGATGAAAGGGCGGGCGGATGCTGACTCCCCGCTGATTCGCGAAAAGACATGGGAATGGCTGAAAGCTGACCTGAGAACGCGCGGCAAGCCCAATTACGCGCTGATTATGGTCATGACACGCTGGCATGAGGATGATCCAGCGGGCCGCATCTTGCCTGAGTCGTGGAATGGCGAATCAGGAACGTTCACCGACCGATTCGGCGAGGAATGGGTAGTGCTATGCCTGCCAGCCGAGGCGCGCGAGAATGACCTGATGGGCCGCCAACCGGGCGAATTCCTGTGGCCTGAGTACTTCCCCGCCTCGCATTGGACAGAATCCAAGCTGATGCAGGGCGCGCGAAACTGGCTGAGCTTGTATCAACAGGTGCCGAGCGCAGAGGAAGGGTTGAACTTCCGGCGCGAATGGTTCCGCTATTACGAGGCATTGCCCAAGGGACTGAACGTCTACATGTCAGGCGACTTCGCTGTGACGGACAACGATGGCGACTTCACCGAACTGGCTGTGTGGGGCGTTGACCCACAGGGTCGCATTTACGTGCTGGACTGGTGGAGCAAGCAAGCGACTTCCGATGTTTGGGTGGATGCGTTGCTCGATCTTGCCGAGCATTGGAAACCCATGTGGTTTGTGGGTGAAATGGGACCGATCCGCAGGGCGGTAGAGCCTTTGTTGGCGCTCAAGAGCCGCGAGCGTAAGGTGTTTGTCGCTACTCAATGGCTGGCACATGAAGGCAACAAAGAGGCGCACAGCGTGAACTTCCAAGGACTGTGCAGCGCCGGGTATGTGTACTGGCCCAAGTTCGACTGGGCCGAGCGTGTCATCAACCAGCTATTGCGATTCCCCGCTGCGCGACACGACGACGCAGTGGACGCTTGCAGCCTGTTCGGGCGATTCATTCACAAGACTTGGAAAGCGGTTGAACCTGCCAAGGAACCCGCCGTTGACTTCGCCCGTATGCCGACCATCGGAGAGATGATGCAGCCACGACCGAGCCGAGAGGGTGCGTTGTGAGTTACGACGACAGCACTCCGAAGCCATCTTCTGTCCGCGACCGCTGGCTCAAGAAGATTGCGCGCGAGAAAAAGGCGCATGAGAGCTTCCGCAAGCAAGCGAAAAAGGCCGAGTCCTCGTTCTATCAGGACGGCAAAGGGGATGGGCAGGTAGGCGAGCCGATAGACACAAAGGCCGGTCAAGTCGTGCCGATGTTCTGGTCGAATACCAAAGTCCTGCACGCTGCCCTGTTCAGCCGGATGCCCCGCCCGGACGTTCGCAAGCGCAATGTAGACGTGCCCGACAGCACGGCGCGCGACATATCCATGATGACCGAGCGTGCCCTGACATTCGTACAGGACACCACGAGCTACGATAACGACGCGCACCAGGCGGTCAATGATTTCCTTGTCTGCGGGCTAGGGCAAGGCAAGATTGAGATGGAGGTAGAGACACAGGATATCCCGATGATTAGCCCGATGACCGGGCAACCGCTGACCATGGAGGATGGCAAGCCGTTCTTGCAGACGGTGGTGGTATCGCGGACCCTGTTGCAGCGCTATATCCACTGGGACAACTATCACTGGGAGCCGACGACATCATGGGACCAAGTGTCGTGGATGGCCTACGACCATTGGATGGGCAAGGAGGAGCTAGAGGAGCGGTTTGACGTAACGCTGCCTGACAAGGCGTCTGGTGACGGCCCGAACAAGACGAGCCTGCAAGCCGACAAGTACGCATGCCAGTATTGCGTGCATGAGATTTGGGACAAGCGCCGCAGGGAAGTGCTTTACATTTGCGATGGGTACGAAGAGGTACTTGACACACAAGAAGATCCACTTGGCCTGAAAGACTTTTTCCCCAGTCCGCGCCCGATGATGGCGAACGTCAAGGGTTCCGAGGTCATTCCCAAGCCCGATTTCACGTTCATTCGCCGGTCGCTGGAGCTTATCAATCTGTACGCCAGTCGCATTGAATCGCTGACCAGGCAGATCAAGGACTGGGGGTATTACGACGCCAGTTTCGGCGAGGCCGTGAAGGTCAACCAGGCGGAGGATGGCACGTACTTCCCAATCCAAGGTCTTGTCGAACGGCTAGGCATGGCAGGGGCCGGGGTAGATGGCGCCAACCTGTTCGCCAGCATCGACAACAGCAAGAAAGCTGCTGTAATCCTGAACCTAATCGACCAGTTTGAGCGGCAGAAACAATTGCTGTGGGAGATGATCGGGCTGGCCGACATCATGCGCGGCAGTTCCAACCCGAACGAGACAGCGAGCGCGCAGCGGATCAAGGACCAGTGGGCGAATGTCCGCCTAGCCCCGTATCTGAACACGATCAGCCAGTTCTTTCGCGATTGCTTCCGCATCATCGCGGAGGTTATCAGCGAGAAGTTTGAGCCGCAGCAGATTCAGCAAATGACCGGGATCGAGATTACCCCGGAAATGCAGGAGGTCATGCAAAACGACTTCCTGCGCACGTATGCCGTGGATGTGGAGACAGATTCCACCATTGCGCAGGACGATAACCTGGAACGCGAGCAGCGCAACGAAACCAGCAAGACGGTCGGGGAAATGCTGCAAACCCTTGTTCCAGCCATGCAGTCCGGTCAATTGCCTGCTGACTTGGGCAAGGCGCTCTTGTCCTTCACGGTGCGAACGACGAAGTACGGACGCGAGTTTGACGACGCGATCAACGCCCTGCCGGACACACAACAGCAGCTAGGCCAGTTGCAGCAGCAGCTACAGCAGGGCCAGCAACAGATTCAGCAGCTAGAGCAGCAGTTGCAGGAGGCTCAGGGCCAGTTGCAGCAGGTCAATGAGGGTGAGGAGCAGCGTGCGAACGTCAAGACTCAGACGGATGCTCAGGATACGACCGCGGCGGCACAGCTTAAGCAGGTTCAGGCTGCGAAGATCGCGCAAGAAGTCCAGATGGGCCAAATCC